TTCCATATTCTCTTACCAGTTTTTGTTTTGCTTACTTTAAATTTCATAGTCATTGTTTTAATACCCATAGCTTCAAGTTCTTTCTCAGTCCATATTTGAAATTCATAACCCCGTTCATCGCAATACTTCCTTGCATATTTCCACTTAGAAATATTCTTCATATAACCTAATGCTTCATTTAGTTTTTTTCTTTTAGGTGGTTTAGTATGATGTGATGGTTTTATTTCAACCAAGAGGGTACGACCTGTATCTGTTCGTATAGTAAGGTCCACAAAGTATCTATGAGCCTTACGATCTGTCGCACATATATATGGTATAATGGTTTCTTCAGACTGCCACCACTTAACCCATGATGCTTTATCTAAATATCTAAACGCATTTCTTTCCCATAATGACCTATAATGTATCATATCAACATTACCATTATATTTCTCAGGGTGTTTTGGTCTCCAAGAGCCAGAATATGTCTTTTTCATATAACTATTTATACAAATTCGTATAAATAACTATTATACAAACCAAGGAACAACAATGCCACACGTAGCAGGACATAAAGGTCAAGAATCATTCGCACGATTTAATAAAGATAATGATGGATTCCAACATTGGAAATATCCAGAGACTGTAGGGAATGATACTAATATGGATGATATAAATTTCAATAGTAATCAAGATAGTGAATATGCTAAAAAACGTATGAATGCTTTAGCTTCAATGACAGGCGAACCATTTATGATGTTTGAATTTATGAAAGTTGATAATGATGATTATGGTATGAATGCAGATGCTAATCCAATTGGAAACATGGTCGATAAACTTCAAGATAAACTTATGAAATTTAGAGGACAGGCTGTTGGTGGTGATAATATAATTGAAATTGGTACAACAAAAACTATACAAGAAGGTGGACAAAAAGTTGAAGTAGAAGTTGAACAAGCAAGTTTAGCAACTAAAGCATTGGCTAAGTCCCGTGCTGTTATGGATGGAGTAAGAGAATTTGCAAAAAAGATTGGTAGTCTTGTAAATAGAAAATATGTAGGTTCAATTGCAATGTATATGCCTACAGATATTGCAATAAATGACCAAATGGTTTATAATGAAGATTCAAGAAAAATGGGAGCTTTTATGCAAACCTTATTTTCTGAAAATTATGAAGATATATTTAATCCAACTACATTAACAAGCACTACTGCCATGACTGCTGCAGGTTTTGTAGTAGGAAAAATACCATTTCTTGGCAAAATGCTTGGTGGTCAATTTTCAGCTCTTGTTGGTGCTGGATTAGCACAAGTGGTTGGAACAGAAGTACAAAGAGGTACTGGTAAAATTGCTAATCCTAATGAACTTATGGCATATTCAGCAACTACAATGAGAAACTTTACATTTGCTTGGACTATATTACCCGATTCATTAAAAGAATCAGAACAGGCTACAGGTCTTATTAAAATGTTTAGAAAATCTGCACATGCAACAAAAGATAATTTAATGATTATAACAGTACCTGACCATGTTATTGTATCATTTCATGGAGCAGGAGCAGAACGTACTAATATGATACAATTACCTCCTTGTGTTATTGAATCAGTTGGTGTAACATATAATCCAAATACATCTTCATTCTTTTATGAAAATAATGCACCTGTAGAAATTGGATTAACTGTAACGCTTAAAGAAATGGCTCCAATATATTCAGCAGACGTAGAGGCAGGGTACTAATATGTATTTTAAAAATATACAAGATATAGCAATAGATATTGATGGTTCTGGTAATTTAGATAGATTAAAAAACTTAACATCAAAAGCTAAAGTTGCAGATTCATTAATTAATAATGCTGGTTTTTATGAAACAGTAGAAGTTATAGACGGTGAGAGACCAGACCATTTAAGTCAACGATTATATGGTTCATCTCAATATCATTGGACATTCTTATTACTTAATCCTCAAATAAAAAATATATGGGATGATTGGCCCATGAAATATTCTCAATTAGTAGAGTATTGTATACAGAAATATCAATACCTTGCAGCTGATACTAATATTACATTAAATAATAAATTTACTTTAGGTGAAACAGTTACTGGTTCTATATCAGGCGCAATTGGTATCATTAAAGAGATACACGTTAATATGGGTTATCTTGTTATAGAAAAAACAACAGGCACATTTACTATAACAGGTGAGACTATAAATGGTGTAAATTCTCAAGATTCTATTGCATGTAATTTTATTAAAAGCCAAGCTTATGCACCACACCATCATACTGATGATTCAACTGGAGCATGGGTACCAAGACGTTTAGCTGGAACAACAGCATTCACTTACATTGATTATGAATCTGCTGTAACTGAACAAAATAGAAATTTAAAAGTAATAAAACCTCATAATATAAGAGATGTGGCACGTAAATTTATTAGAGCAATGGGTGCGTAATGTTTTCTATATCAGATTTTAGTGTTTATATAGACAGTACAGACATAGGTGCAATGGTCACCTCAATGTCATTATATGAAAGTATTCATGGTAATCTTAAAGGAACTTTATTTGTTGAAGACAAAGTTAATTTCTTTGATACTTTTTTTAGAGGACCAACCATGACTCCTATTCAAATAGGTTATAATTATTTTGAATTACCATTAGAAATAACTTTATATGTTGATGGTGTTACTAATCAAAATATTACTAAAACGGGTAAATCATATAATATTAATGTAACATCAATAAATAATTTAAATGAATCTGCAACTAGAATTTGTAATGCATATAGTGGAACATCAAATGATATAATTAAAAATTTATGGTTAGAAACTCATGGTGAAGATACAATATTAATACTTGATTCTGATACAGCTTCTAAAGGAAAATATATTGTACCTAATATTCCTGCAGCAATTGCTATGTCAAATGTAGTAAATGCTTCATATGATAAAAATTATACTGGAATGTTTTTATATCAAAGATTAGCTGACCAAGGAATGACAAGATTTACATCTTTATATGATATGGTAAATGATCAATTTATGCCTGATGGAAGAACTCCATTTTTAATACATAGTGAAGAAGTAACTTTAGATTCTGCTACTAGTGTTGCAGCAACTGTAGGATCTGCTAGTTCATTCACTTTAACAGATTATAATAAAGATTTTATACGCAAATTATCTGGTGGTATGTGGGGACAAAAGATTACAGAAATAGCATTAGATGAAACAACAGATAAAGTTCTTCCAGAAAAAGAAATAACAGATGTTGAAGTAATAAAAATGTCACTTAGTAAAAATTTATTTGAAACTGAAGTATCTTTATTTACTCCGGAAAGTTTAGTTCAAGAAGAAATAATAAGAAATATGAAATATAGACTATTTAATACAAATTTAAATGTTTCTGAAGCTGTAGCTGTTCCAGGATTAGGATGTGGTATGGTTATTGAGGTTTTACAAGGTGGAAGTAATATATCAAGAACAAAAACTGATGGATCATATTTAGTTGCTAATATAAATCACACATTTATAATGGATGATGGCGAAATGAAATATTCACAAAATATGGGATTAGTAAGAGAGGGTTCAACATAATGTATTTTGGAATAGTAGAAGATATAAATGATCCTTTAAAACTTGGTAGAGTTAAAGTTCGTGTACATGGAAAACATGATAATAGAGATGGGCGTGCATATAAAATAGATAAAAAAGACCTTGTATGGTCAGCAGTTATGATGCCAGCAAATACACCAGCTAAAAATGGTATAGGTAATTCAGTAAATTTATTAATTGGTACATTAGTATGTGGTATATTTAAAGATATAGAACAGCAAGAGTTTATGGTAATGGGAAGTCTTCCTACGAAGACAGAAGGAGTAGATGATAATAATGTAAGAGTAAAAGGTGAAGCAGATCCAAATGCAGATGACCCTACTGGTGAATATCAACCAATAAGTACTTATGCTCCAGAATATCCATATAATAATGTAATGGAAACAGAAAGTGGTCACGTTAAAGAATATGATGACACACCTGGATTAGAACGTATAATGGAAAGACATAAGAGTGGTACTCAATATGAGATAGATGCAAATGGTTCAAAGAATGAAACCATTGTAAGAGATAATTATCAATTAGTAGTGGGTCAAGATACACTTGAAGTATTTGGTAATGTTAGAATTATTGTTAGTGGTCAAGCAGATATTGCTGTAGCAGCTGATGTAAACCTTGCTGTTGGTGGTAATCTTGCTGCTGAAATTACTGGAAATGGTGATATTACATTAAAAGAAGGAAATTTAACAACATTAATATCAAAAGGTAATTGCGATTTAGAATTAACTGAAGGAAATTTAACAACATTAATATCAAAAGGTAATTGTGATTTTACAATGTCTGAAGGTACTACCACAATAAAAAGTGAAGGCTTAATAAAATTAGATGGTAATGTAAATATAACTGGTACTTTATTAGTTGATGAAACAACTACTACAAGCGGGTCACAAGTGGTTGATAGTCATACACATGTTATTTCAGGTGGATCAAGTGCTGGAAATACTGGTGCATTAACTTAATAAAGGTATAAATAAGATATATGGCAACGATAGCACGACAAGCAACATACAAAGATTTAGATTTTACTTTTAAGCAAAATCCTAATACCAATGACGTTGGTATAAAAAAGGATAATGCTGCAATAATACAAAGTTGTCTTAATATACTTAGAACAAATCATGGAGAAAGACCATTTAATTGGAATTTTGGTGCTAATTTAAGATCATATCTATTTGAAAATATGTCTCAAATAACAGCAGCAAATATGTCTACTTCTATTAATACTGCTTTAACTAATTGGGAACCAAGAATAGAAATACTAAACACAAATATCCAAGCTAAGGCTGATGAGAATGAAGTATTCATAACAGTAACCGGTAGAGTTAAATCTAGTAATGAAGTAATAGATATAACAACCACAATAGAGAGATTACGATAATGGCAATAGAACGTAGAATTACAACAAGTGAATTAGATTTTGACCAAATAAAAGCAAATCTAGTAACACATATGAAGGCAACAGATACGACCTTTAATGATTATAACTATGATGGCTCTGCAATGGCAACTATTATTGATGTATTAAGTTATATAACCCACATCAATTCAATGAATGCAAACTTTGCATTGAATGAAACATTCCTTGATACAGCTCAGTTACGAAGTTCTGTTGTTAGTCATGCCAAACTATTAGGTTATACTCCAAGGTCTATTGCTCCTTCAGTTGCTATTATAAATATGAAAATGAATTATGATACTACAGCTACACCTCTTTGGAACCATGATGCAAATAACGATCCACTTCCTTTAAATATGGCTAGAGGTACTAAATTCTCTACTACAATTGATGGTGTCACATATCCAATGTTTACTTCAGTTACATCTACTATAAATTTTGATTCTGGTTGGAACTTCTCAAATATTTCAATTGAACAGGGGACATTATCTGAAATATCATATGTATTTCAAAATAATACATTTGAGCAATACTTAATTCCATCAACTAATGTAAACACTAAATCTATCAAAGTTACTGTAATAGATTCAGCTTCTACAAGTGCATCTAAGGTCTATACTTTAAATAGTAACGTAGTAGATTTAGACGGTTTAAGTGAAGTATACTTTTTAGAGGAAGGCAGAGACGGATATTATGAAGTCAAGTTTGGTGATAACATTATTGGTAGGAGACCCGGAAATGGAAATACTATTACAATTGAATATTCTACTATACCTTCTAGCGCTGATGTAAACGGCGCTACTGTATTTACTATGACTGATTCACTTAATGGTAATACAGATGAGACTGTCACACTCGTAACTAAAGCTACTGGTGGTGCACCAAGAGAAACTAAAGAAGCAATTAAATTTAATGCTCCTCTTGCTCATGTATCTCAAAATAGAGCAGTTACGCCTGACGATTATAAAGCTATTATTAAAAATGAATTTGCCGATATTGAAGCTGTTAATGTATGGGGTGGAGAAGACCATGATGTACCAGATTATGGTAAGGTTTATATAAGTATTAAGCCATTATCAGCTGAAGTCCTTACTGATGCACAAAAAACTACCATAAAAACAAACATTCTCAAGCCAAAAAACGTTGTAAGTATCACTCCAGTTCTTGTCGACCCAGAATACACCTACATAGACCTTGCAATCTATTTTAAATATAATCCTAACTTAGCTACAGTTACAGCGTCTGGTCTTGCAACCTCAATAAGGAATACAATTATTACATATAATACAGATACATTACAAAGTTTTGGTGGAGTATATAGAGACTCAAATGTTCTTAAGAAGATTGATGATACTAATATCGCTATTTTATCTAACATTACTCGTATTAAGATGACTAAAAAAATTACACCAGTACTTGGTACAGCTACTAAATATACACTTAAATTTAATCAAGCATTGACTGACTTAGATGCTACTACAGGTACTACAGGTTCTTATGTGTCATCAACCATATTTACATATACTGGTGTTGATGCTAAGCTTAAAGATTTTTATGATAGTTCAAGTGATACACGAATTATTCAAATAGTTGATTCATCTAATTTAGTATTACATACAAATATTGGTGATGTCAATGAAGAAGCTGGAATAGTTACTCTTAACTCATTTCAACCAACTGCATTACCAGTTGGGTCAACTACAATTGACGTAACTGTTAAGCCGGCTTCATCTGATATATCACCTACAAGAAACGAATTACTAACAATTAATACCTCAACAGCAACGATAATAGGAGAAATTGATACTATGGCTACTGGTGGTACTACTGCTGGTATTGACTATACAACAGTGAGTAACTAATGGCAACAATTGGTAAATATAATATATCATCATACGTAGATGATTTAATACCTGAACATATACAGTCTGCATATCCTGACCTTGTTGAGTTTATTAAAGTATATGCTTTATACTTAGAACGTACTAATAAGTCTGGATTTTATTTAAATGCACTTGATATCCAAAGGGATATTGACTTTGTAGAAGCTCATCTACTTACAGAACTCCAAAATGAAATTGGTGTTGCAGTACCAAGAGACTTTGCTGTAGATGCAAGAACATTTTATAAAAGACTTATTGAATTTTATAGAAGTAGAGGTACACCAGAATCTATAACATCATTCTTTAGAATGATATATGATGATGAGGTTGAAACATATTTTCCACTTGTAGATATACTTGAACCATCTGATGGAGATTGGACAGACCAAGCAGCTGATATTCAAATAAATCAATCTGCATACACACCTTGGAATACATTCACAATTAGTGGAACACCAACAGTTGTTAATGGTAATAATGATGATGGTAATCCAGCATTTTTTGATGATGATGTGGTATTTGTTAACAATGTATATAAGACTCCAGGTACAGACTATGATGAAGCAGTATATTCAGATACAATAACAAAATATAAATTAACATTTACAAGTGCATTAGCAAATGGTGATGTGGTTAAAACATATCCTAAAGGTTTGTTTACTACTGCAAATGGTTTCTTATCAGATAAGAAATTTATACAAGACTCTTACTATTATCAAAAGTTTTCATATGTATTACGTACTGGTAAGAATGTATCAGATTGGAAGAATGCATTTACAAGATTAATTCACCCGGCTGGATTTATATTCTTTGGTGAAATATCAATATTTATTGAACTACTTACTTCAACAAATGACCAAGCACAGTATGGTTGGTTAGAAGCAGCTGGTAAGATTAATCTTAACTTAGCAGCAAAACAAATTGGTCCAGTAAGTTTTAATTCAAATTTATATGAAATAAGTTGGACACATATTCCATATACTACAACTGAAACTTATAATATTGGTTCAGGTGGTGATAGAATAGGTATGTGGAACCATTGGGAGAACATGAAGTTCAGATATTTGGGTCCAAATAGCAATTTTGCTTCATATACGTTTGCAGATAGTATAAATAACAATATAGGAATACAACATAACCAAGAGGTTATGAAATTAACGTGTGATACCGTTAATATAAATCAAGGCAATCCATATACAAGTACGTATACTAAGCCTTATATAGTAAATGGAGTAAACCAAAATGCTGATATAACCTATTACGTACAAGATTGTACAGCAACATATTCATAATAATAATACAATAAAGGAAAAGACATGGCAGCAATAATTACTAGCAAATTTAGATTAGATACAACTAATAAATTCTTGGCTAGTCTTGGCGACAATCAATTCTACATGGCCTTGGGACGGCCTAATGCGTGGACTGATGATACGGTTCCAACAACCCCATATGAAAATGACTATACAAGTAATACTTTATGGGAAAACATGTTTGCCATGAAGAAGATTGCTAGTACAGACATTATTCATTGTTCACCAAGGAATCTATGGGTTTCTGGTACAACTTAT